TGCATCCGTATGCTGCGCAGGTATCGGGCGCCTTCAATCCCAAGCCCTTGCCATCTGCCAGTTCGTTCGAATGACAAAGCACCGTGGTGCTGATGTCGAAGTTGCAGACGCCTAGCGGAAGGCGGATCGTGCATTCCTGATCTTTTGCCGATGCACGGATCGCGGTCATCTTTGGGCGGCTGCCGGACTTCATGCGCGAGCGATTCATGGGCACGGTGCTGCGCTTCATCGGTGAGCGCTTCATGCGGCCCGCCGCGCTTCGTTGGGATTGGCCGAGTACTCCACACCCAGCTCAGCGCCGAACGCTTCCACGGCGATCGTGTAATCAGCAAAGCAGCCGCGCTCGAGCAGCGTCGTGGAAATCACGGTGCGCTCGCCATTCGGCATGTACTCCCACTTCGAGCGAACCTCACCATCCTTGGTCGTGATTTCCTCGGGCATCAGTTCGCGCTTGGCGTACTCGTGGAGCGTGTCGGCGCTGAATTGTCGGCCGCCGATCCACGCCTGCTTGGCGATCTCGCCCAGGCGCAGCCAGTAGTAGCCGTTCTGATCGAGCTTGCGGCCCTTAACCTCTTCCCGAATGATCACTTCCAGCGGGCTATCAGCGTCCAGGGGCAGGTTCGGCAGCAGCGCCAGCACGGTGCGCAGCTGCAGCTCGCCGACGAGGCGGATTTTTCGCTGCTCGAACTTGGCGCGCTTCACGGCTTTCACACCGACCTCGCAGCCATAGCCAGGTCAGCATGGGCGAACAGGTTGTAGCCCTTCAGAGGCTTGGTCCATCGGTCCCATGTGAATACGCCAGCGATTTGCGCCTCCGGCTGGACCATTGCAGACTTGTCGATGTAGCGAATCACCCCAGGAGTCGTCGCGATGACGTCACCGCTCGCAACCAGCATTCGCAACGCCTTCCCGGCCGTGTTTGTGGAGACGCACAAATGGCGGGCCACTTCGGACTGCGTCATGCCGCGCTTGCCGTGCGACTTAAGAAGGGCGTGGACGACAGGCGCGGAGGCTATGGTCGGAGTGGCGCTCATGACTGCGCCCCGAAGAACTCCTGCGCACCATCGGCCCGGTTCATGTTCGCTCGCAGCAGCGTGAACAGCGCATCGATCTGCTCGTCCGGGTACATCCGCATTTCTGCGGGGACGACCTGCAGCCCGAGAGCGGACAGCGTGTTCGCCATTCTTTCGATGTCCCCGCCCTCCTCCTTCATGCGGGAAACCTTCGATTCATGGCATCCGAGGATTTCAGCAAGCCGAGACTGACCAACGGAGCCAAGTTTTTGCAAGATGGCGCTTTGATTCTTGCGTGACCTTGTTGCGATTTCCATTGAAACTGATCCCATCAAAGGTGTGTCAGAGAAAAATGAACTTGATTCCGAAGCTGAATGCATGCCGTCCCTTGGTTTTTATTGGTGGGTGGGCTGTGTCGCCCTTAATTTGTGCCGTGGTTAATTCAGGCGCGTCGCGGTCTCGGCGGCGTCGCGCCGAATACGTCAGGGCGCAGGGCGTAACGGGTTACCTTGCGCTTGCAAAGTTCTTCGAGTCGAATGCAGCGGTCTGCTGGAGCTTCGCCGCGCTGAAGCCAGATGCTTACGGCGCCGGGCGTAATTGAAAATGCACGCGCAACAGCAGAGGTGCCGCCGATCAGGTCAATGGCGGTTCGGAGTGGTGACTGGTCGTGAGTATCCATGACCTTAGTTTAGCTGGACTAAATCATGAATGCAAGCTGCACTCAATTTTTATTTGAGCCACCTTCTCTTGAGGTTGTCTTTGTGAGGCACGACAATGCCGCTATGACAAAAACTCCAGAATCAGCCGTTGGGCAGGTAATAGCAGCCAGGCTAAAAGAGATGGGAAAGCCGCGGCATTGGCTAGCAGAACAAACTGGCGTATCCAACAGCGCGGTGACGCACTGGGTAAAGACTGGGCAAATTGGCCGAGATAGCGCCTTGGCGGTCGCAATGGCCCTTGGCGTTTCGGTAGACCAACTGTATGGGAAGGTTGAGGCGCCGGCAGCGATAGAGCCAGCGACCCAGCGGTGCTCGTTAATGTGGGTTACTGGGGATGAAAGCGAATTGCTGACGCTCTACCGGCAATGCACGCCCACCGGCCAGCAAATGATTCAAATCACCGCGCGAGGCGCCCCAAAGGATGAGGCGCGCGCCGCGCCGGCAAAGGCAGCGTAGTAAGGCGCGCAACTGCTAGTTTTCGCTGCCGGTCATACGTAATTCTTTCTGCATTGCTTTCGCGAACTCTTCGGCTGCGATCCACCTCCCTCCATCTGCCTCAAGCCTCGCCATCCGCAGGATGTTGAGGCGGCGAAGTGGCATACCCGGCGGGTCAATGACCAAAGGCCGGCCCAAGGCGGTCGGCAACGGCTGCGCCATTTCCGGCGCAAACTGCTCTACCTGAAACGCCAGCGCCATCTCGTGCATGGTTGCTAGCTGGGCGAGCTGCATATCCCGAGGCAATTTCCGATATGCGTTTGCGAGAAGTTTTGTCTCAGCCGCTATTTTTCTTTCAAGCAAAACCATCTCCTCATATTGACGATTCAAAGCCGTTTCTCATACGGAATGTTTTTGCGTCGAATTACCGGATGTCCTACAAACTTTGTAAGTGACCGCCTACAAATTTGATCAGCAATATTATTCCTGATCAACTGGCAATGCACTAGAAAAATGCGCTGTTACAAAATAAAGAACATATCCCGCAAATAGGGTATTACCCCTTCCCCGCGATTCCAGTAGCAAAAAAAATTCAGGACTAACAAACTTTTTCAATAACAAGTTTAGTTGTGCTTGCTTTTGTAATTTAGCTGTACTAAACTAATTACATCGGCAACTTACTGTGTTTATATACAGTAAACAATATGCCTGACCGGAAACTAACGCAAGGGGAATTTTGATGAAAACCGCCCTCGGATATGCCGCAACAGCCCTCGTCGCAATCGGTGCAGTCGCGGTGATCGTCACTGCCCTGCAGCCAGAAATCAAGCTGATTCGCGGCGCGCTGTCGGTGCTGTCTGGTCTGTGAGCTGAGTCATGAGCCACCCCCTTATCTACCGCGGCCGCCACATCGTCCTGACTATGGACGGCCGCCTGCACTACCACATCGCCAGCCCGTTCACGACCGGCTACGACTCGCTTGAAGAAGTACGCGGCGCCATTGATGCGCTGATTGATCGTTAATCGGTATGGAACAGCTTGCGCTAACGGAAAGAGGTTCGATGATGGCATTGCCAGTGGATACGAAAGCAGCTGCGCCTGATCTGCTTCTGGACGATCTGAACCGCATGCTGCGCGACGCGGAGCTGGTGCAACGAAAAGTCGTGCGCCCAAAGCCGGAACGCCCCATACAGGCAATGCGCCTGTCAGCGCGCGAGTTTTCCCTTGCGGCGCGCATCGTGAAGCACCGGGAAAAGGCCGTCCTAATCAGCAATGACACATGTGAATTTTGGGTTCCAAGGTCGCAGGTCGTTCGCTTGCTTGGCAAGCGTGGCGTCGTCCTCACGGAGTGGATTGTGGCGCGCAAGCTGTTCTATCTGCAGCTGATCCCCAATGAAAAGTGGGAGGCAGAACAGGCCGCCCTACTCGCTAACCCGCCGCTGCTTTACTCCGGGCCAGGCCTCACCTACAAATTCCACGGAAAAGTTTAAAAGCATCCACTCACCAGGAGACCGCCATGAGCAACGCACAGCACAGCTACAACCGCAGCTTTCCCCTTCCCCGCCGCTTTCCTGTTGGTTCGCTGAGCGAGGCAGTTCGGATCATCGAGGAAGCCAAGCTGACGAATCCGATCTTTGCCGCCAGGACGGCGCATATCGACCGCACGCTGGCTGGCGTGGTGCGCTTTCAGCGCTCGGGCGGTCTGTAGCGAGCAGGGAATCAGCGGCACTGGTGCTTGGCTAACCACGCGTGAAAAGCTCGTTTGCCGCTGATGTAGGACGTTTCATCGGACATCGTTAATTTCCGAAGGCTATCAATTGCCAAAAAGTTGGGTGGGGCGCGAAAAACTTGATACGCGCTGGCAGCCGGGAAAGAGCGGCATGAATTCAGGAGACCAGCTTGACCCATTCATTAACCCGCTCCGCTGCTGAAATCAAGCACCTGGAGACAATCGCAGGCCTCGCGCGCCAACTACTCAAGGACTCGCGCAACCTGGTCATGAGCGGCCCGCGCATTGCGCTGGACGTCGAGTTTGCGAAGTTGGATGCCATTCGCGCCATCGAGCGCGCCAAGGAACCGGCATGAAAGCCGACGTCATCCTCGACCGCCACAACCGCGTGATCCGCCCGCGCAACCGCATCGAGTCGGTATTGCTGCCCGGTGCTGCATGGATCGACCGCCACCCCACGGCCACGCTGGCCCTGGTCTTTGCCTGCTACTTGGCTGCGTGCGCGATATGAACACGATCACGACCCGCGGCCTGGTCGGCACACTGTGGCGCCGCCTCGTCAGGCGCATCACCCGTTACATCGTGCAATGGGAATACGACGCCTACAACCGCGACCTCGACGTGCTGCGCTGGGAGCGCGCTAACAACCTGGAATGTGAGCGCCTGATCACGTCCGAGCAGATGCGGCGCAAGGCGCGGCTGAATGATTTGAAGCGGTAGCACCTCATTTACGGAGACAGCAATGAACGACGTCATCAATATGCCCCAGCGCGAAAGCGCCGGTCTCGTCTCGCAAGCAATCGAGCGCTACTCCGCCATGGAAATCCGTGCCCGGGTCAACCTGGTGCAGGAAGTCATGCACGGCATCATGAAGCGCGACACGCATTACGGCACGATTCCTGGCACGCCGAAGCCGACGTTATACAAGCCCGGCGCCGAGGTGCTGTGCGTGACATTCCGCATCGCCCAGGAATACAAGATCGAGGACCTCGGCGACAGCCTGACTGCCCGCTTCCGCGTGACTTGCGTCGGCCGCCACCAGGTGACTGGCATCGTGCTCGGCGAAGGCGTCGGCGAGTGCTCCTCAGCCGAAGAAAAATACAAGTGGCGCGGCGCGGTGTGCGCTGAAGAATTCGACCTGACGCCAGAGAGCATGCGACGCCTGAAGTTTGCCAAATACAAGGGCAGCGTAGAGAAGAAGATTCAGATTCGCACCGAGGCGGCAGACCTGGCGAACACGATCCTGAAGATGGCATGCAAGCGCGCCATGATCGCCATGACGCTGAATGTGACCGCCGCGTCGGACATCTTCACGCAGGACATCGAGGACATGCCGGAAGAGCTGCGCAACCACGAAGCGCCGCCAGCGACCGACCCGGCGCTGTCCGCTAAATGGATCGCCGCCGCCACCAGTGCCAAGGATGAAGCAGGACTTAAGAAGGTATGGACCGACGGCCTGGCAGAAATCAAGGCCGCGAAGGACATGCCCGCATACGACGCATTCAAGCTCGCCGTTGAGGCGAAAGGCAAGGATCTGAAGGCAGCCGCCAAGCCAGCCGATCCAGCCGCTCCGATTGAGCCTGCCACGCCAGCGGCCGTTGATGATTTCGTCAAGGGCATGGATGCCGCAACCGATGATTACATTCCGGAGTAAGCCATGATTTTCATAAACTGCGAGCAAGGCACCGATGAATGGCACAAGGCCCGGTGCGGCGTCATCACCGCCAGCAAATTCCGTGATGCAGTGGAAATGACTGCCAAGGGCAAGCCCACGGCCAAGTCGGTTCTGTACGCCGCCCAAGTGGCGCTGGAGCGCATCAGTGGCTTCCCGTGCGACGAGACCTTTATCTCCTGGCAGATGAAGCGCGGCACCGAACTGGAGCCCAAAGCCCGGATGGAATACGAGTCGCAGACCGGCAACCTCGCCACCGAGTCCGGCGTGGTGCTGACAGACGACAGGCTCTTCGGCTACAGCACGGACGGCGAGCTGGGCGCGGACGGGATCATTGAGATCAAGTGCCTGGCCAGCGCCATCGGCGTGCTTGAGATGTGGCGCGACCGGAATCTGTCCGACTACATGCACCAGATCCAAGGCGGACTCTGGATCACGGGCCGGAAGTACTGCGACTTCGTGATGTATGCGCCCCAGCTTGAAAGCGTCGGCAAACAGCTGTTCGTGCAGCGGGTCGAGCGCAACGAAAACTTCATCGACGAGATGGTCGGCCAGCTTTGGGCCTTCTCCCGGACGGTATCCGACAACGAAATGATTCTTCGCACAAAGGAAGCAGCATGAGCGCTCAACTCGAACAACTGGACAGCAGCACCGCCCTTGCGCCGGCCGCCCGCGCCGCCCTCGCCCTGGACAGCGCCAAGCACCGCACCGAACTGGCGGAGCTGGTCAAGAAGTCGGCCGGCATCGTCGCCGTGTCGAATGCAGATGGCCGCGAGGAAGCCCACCGCGCCGGCATGGTGCTGAAAACTGCCCGCGTCACCATCCAGAAGCGCGGCAAGGAAGCGCGCGAAGATGCGACGAAATTCAGCGCAGCCGTAATCGCCGAGGAAAAGGCGCTTGTCGGCCTGATAGCGCCCGAGGAAGAGCGAGTCCTGGCTCTGCGAGACGTTTGGGACGCGCAGGTCGAGGCCGAGCGCCAGGCGAAGATTGCGGCCGAGCGTGAGCGCATCGAAGCGCTGCAGCGGCGCGTCGCCCTGCTTCGCAATATCCCGGCCACGATGGCCGGGAAGTCCGCAGCCGAGATCAGCAACGAGATCGGCTTCCTGGTGGGCAGCACGCCCGGCGCGTCATTCGAGGAGTTCGAAGAGCAGGCCAAGGCCGCCCGCCTCGAAGTGCTGGACCAGCTGGCCAAGATGGAAACCGAGCAGCGCGGCGTCGAGCATGCGCAGGAAATGGCCCGTCAGGAAGCTGCCCGCCAGCAGCAGGAACAAGCCGAGGAAGCCGCCCGCCTAAAGGCCGAGCGCGAAGAGTTGGCCCGGCTGCGCGCCGAGCAGGCTGAGCGCCTGGAAGCCGAGCAGCGCCAGCAACGCGAAGCCATGGCCGCCGAGCGCGCCGAAGCCGACCGCATCCGCAAGCTGGAAGACGAAGCCCGCGCATTCAAGCTGCAGCAGGAGCGCGAGGCGATGGAGCGCCAGAACGAGGCCATGAGGCTGGAGCGCACACGGATCGCGCAGGAGCAAGCCATGCTGGACGAGTCGCGGCGCGTGGCGGCGGAAGCGGAGGCTGAGCGCATGCGGCTGCAGGCTGCGGCCGACCAGGCGCTGGAGGATGCGCGCAAGCCGGCGCCGGTCGTTCCGGTCGCGCAGACGGTCGCAGTCTCCCGTCCATCCGACGACGAAATTATCCAGGTCGTGGCCAAGCACTTTGGCGTGGCGGTCGACCAGGCCTACGGCTGGCTGATCGAACTCAGCCACGAGCTGGAATACCACTGAATCCCGCAAGGGTAGGCAACGGGTCTGGGCAACCCGGCATATTCGCAAGCGCAGCGGCCGAAAGCGCCATACCGGTGGGAAGCCGGCCAAATTCTAAATGGAGATGAGCATGACCGAAACACAGCAGGCAGTAATCAAGTGGCTGGCCAACGGCAAGACCGGCCTGAGCAGCGAAACGATGGCATTTTGGCTGGCGTTCGGCATTCTGCCCGATGACAGCAGCTACCCGGCTGACCCAGCCGACTTTAACCGCTGCCTCGGCCTGCTCGCCGTCGCGCCTGCGCTGCGCGCCGATCTAGGCAAGATGAAGTCAGTCTCCAAGCGCTGGGCGCGTCTGGTTGACCGCTGGGACGAAATCGAGCGCACGTTCATTGAGGAGGTGGGCCTGAACTGGAGCAAAGGGCGCTCGCTCGGCGCCGGAAAGACCTTTGCCTTGATGGACGTGGTGATGGAAGACGCCGAGGCCGCAGCATGATCACAGAAACCCTCACCTCCCCGGCAGCCGCCAAAGAGTGCCCTATCCTCTTCAGCGCCCCAATGGTCCGCGCCATTCTGGACGGCAGCAAGACGCAGACGCGGCGTTCGCTGCGTGTGCAGCCGCCGGCCGGCGCACTGTCGGTCGAGCGCTATCACCATCCGGACCCACGGGACCACTTCTATGCCATCGACGGCCAAGGGATCATGGCTGGCTTTTCGGTGCCATGCCCTTATGGCCAACCCGCAGACCATCACTGGTATCCAGAAGCGGACCGGCTTTGGGTGCGCGAGGCTTTCTGCCCGATCTATCCGCAAGATTTGAGCTACAACGGCGGGCAACCAATAGAGCATGACTACGCAGCAACCTACAAACATGGCAACCGCCTTGGAGATCATATTGGCGTTAAGAAGACGTGGAAGCCGTCAATCCACATGCCGCGATGTGCGAGCCGCATCAATCTGGAAATCACTGGCGTGCGTGTGGAGCGGCTGCAGAGCATCAGTGAGCGCGATTCATTAGCCGAAGGGGTAACGATCGAGCCTCACCACTCATGGGGCTATTGCGCCGGCGAATTCCTGCCGCCAGCGATGCGCGCATACCGAGATCTCTGGAAATCCATCAACGCCCCCGGCAGCTGGGAGGCGAACCCTTGGGTCTGGGTCATCGAGTTTCGGAGGGTTGCATGACCACGATCACAAACTTGCTCACCATTAAGGCGGGAGTATGAGCGCCTATTACAACGAAATTGATCCGGCGGCCGCGCAATGGTTGCGGAATCTGATTAAAGCAGGACTGATCGCTGCAGGGGAAGTGGATGAACGCTCGATCGAGGATATTCGCCCAGATGAAATTAGAGGATTCACGCAAGTGCATTTCTTCGCTGGAATTGGAGTTTGGTCCTACGCTCTTCGTCGCGCTGGATGGGACGATACGCGACCAGTCTGGACAGGAAGTTGCCCGTGCCAGCCTTTCAGCGCGGCAGGCAAAGGAACTGGGTTTGCTGACGAGCGGCACCTTTGGCCAGCCTGGTTCCATCTCATCAACGAGCTCAGGCCTGCAGCAATCTTTGGAGAGCAGGTTGCGAGCCGTGACGCAGATCCTTGGCTCGACCTTGTACAAACTGACTTGGAAGCCATGGGTTACGCCATCGGGGCGATCCCGTTTCCGTCTGCGGGCATCGGTGCGCCGCACATCCGAGACAGGCTCTACTGGATGGCCGACGCCAACGAAGGGCGATGGGGATGGCGGACATCTGATGGGCAAAGCGTCGGCAACGGGGCGTCGGCCGGATGGATCGAAAACGCAGGTGACGCTGCCGGGCGTAGCGCAGTTCGCCGGATGGGTAACGCCGACGACACGGGACTGGAAGGATTCGGGAGCGGACATCAAGCCTCGGGAGGACGGATCGGAGCGCTTCGATCAGTTGCCGCGCCAAGCGAATCTGGCCGGCTGGCCGACGACGCGAGCAGCGGACGGCGAGAAGAACATGCGGACACTGGACGGAGCCTTGCGGGAAGTGGAGCGAAAGGGATCGCCGCAGGACTTGTGCATGGCGTCGTGTATGGCGGGATGGCCGACGCCGACCACAACGGACAGCAGTCGGGGCGGACTTCCACCGCGGCCGCACGACACAGGAATACCACTGACCCAGATGGTGGCGCTGGTGGGACCCTCCCGACTAACGGCTTCTGGCGCGATGCTGACTGGCTCGGATGCCGGGATGGAAAGTGGCGGCCAGTTGAACCCGGCACATTCCCGCTGGCTTATGGGGCTGCCTCCCGAGTGGTGCGATTGCGCGCCTACGGTAACGCGATCAACGCGCAAGCAGCCCAATCCATGATCGAGGCCTATCTGCAGGCCGAGCAAGCCGAAAATAAATTGGCCGAAGAATTACTGGAGAAAGCCGCATGACCACCAATCTCGAATCCCGCCTCCTCTGCGACCACTGCCACGGCCATGGCTACGAAGACACGGCAGCCGGGAAAGTCGCTTGTGGCGAGTGTAATCCGCCAGCCCCGCGCCAACTGGTCAAGTTGGGCGTTGTCGAGTTCCATCCGAACCAGCCGCTACAAGATGACTTTTACATGGTGGTGGATGACCTGCGCGCAGCGGGCTGCATTGTCGATCTGTGGCTGCTGGATATATCGACCGTGCTGAGGCGCCACGGCTATGAAATGGAGGTCTACCGCCGTCAGGATCAGTCAGAAGTCATCAGCAACCATCAGGAAATGTCAGGAGAACAGCAATGAGCCATGCCACGTTACCGCCGCTGCCAGTAGATGACAGCATTGTCCATATCTACCCGAGCGACCTTGAGCGCATGGAAAAGGGCGAGGTCACAGCAACCGCGTTTTCCGTTGCGGTCGGCTGCCCGGATGAAAGATCGGTGCCGCTATTCACCGCTGAACAGATGCGCGACTACGCCGCCGCTGCGCATCTTGCACCCTTGCAGCAGCGCGTTCAACCTTGGATGACGGCATGCTTCGGCCCGGCCATTTCCGCAGATACTCAGGAGCGGAATCATCGCTTCATCGAGGAGGCGCTGGAACTGGTCCAGGCCTGCGGTGCCACGCAGAGCGAAGCGCACCAGCTGGTCGACTACGTCTATGGCCGGCCTGTCGGCGAGAAGGTGCAGGAGGTTGGTGGGGTCATGGTCACCCTGGCAGCGCTGTGCCTGGCGCAGGGTCTGGATATGCACCAGGCCGGCGAAGTCGAGCTGGCGCGCATCTGGACGAAGGTCGAACAGATCCGGGCGAAGCAGGCGGCGAAGCCAAAGCATTCGCCGCTGCCGGCCGCCGCACCAGTAGCAGCGCAGGAGCCGATAGTGCTGACGCAATCGGATGACCACCCGGAATTATGGATGGACGAGGCGGGAAATTACTACAGACCATCTGGCGATGACCTTCTGCGGAAGCGGGATGCACGGCTAGACCAGCCAGCGCAGGCCGAGCGCCAGCCAGAACCAGACGAGCCTTGCGATAACTGCGGGTTGGGCCATCCGAGCAGCAACTGTATCTATAAGGCGGCGAAGGACGAGCCAACCCCGCCGTCACGCGCTGCATTTATTTCCGAGCTCGAAAGCACGGCGCAGAACCTACTGCTGGGTGAGGATGCGGTGGGTGCAGAACGCGTCCAATGGGCGGCTCATCTATTGCGCACTGCCCCGCCAGAAACGTGGAAGGTTCTCCCCTCCCAGGCCGCAGAGGAATGGGTCAGCATCGAGGAGCGGCTACCAGAGCCAAAAACCGTCGTTCTGCTGACAGTGCACTACGAGAACCACGGCGAGGATGACGACGGCACCCAGCACATTACCTCGGGCGCAGCCATCGATTTTGGCGAGTACGTTAATTCGGAGCACGGCGGATATATCGAAGCATTCGCTTCGCCGCATGGACAGCACGAATACATATCGCACTGGAAGCCATTGCCAACGCCTGCCCCGATGCCGGCCAGCAAGCCGACTGGTGAGCCTAAACAGGAAGCAAAGAACACAACGAAGGGGAATGAACAGTGAACACCGAATTTATGCTGCTGGCCATTTACAACAAGCCGCGCCTGTCGATCGATGAGGTTTGCCAGGCACTGGGCATTAGCACGGCGACAGGGTACTCGCATAGGTCGCTCGGGAAGTTTCCGGTAGCGATGGCCGGCAACCCGCTGAGCGCCGACGTTCGGGATGTGGCTGCCGCCCTGGACAGGCTGCGCGAGGTGGGTAAGCTCAGCGCCGCTAGCATGCACCACACGGCGTGACGTTAGGCGAGCTTATTTCAGCTACGGAGAAATTACGGAGAGGCGAGCATAAAACCGCAATTTCTCCTATGATGGACGCATCTTGTTTGTCCAGTCCATCATCGGGGCTATAGATACTCGTCTTTTATGGTAATTCATTGATTTATAAAGGAATTAAGGTGTTTTACATTCCGCATTCTTCTCCGTATTTGTGCGCTCTAATGCCCGGTTTCGTGCTATTTTGCGCTTCAACTACGGAGAAATTACGGAGAGAGTGCGGCATGCCATCAATTAGAAAACGAAACGGCTCTTGGGTTGCCGACATACGTCGGACCGGACACAAGTCCATCAGCAAATCTTTCCCGACTAAAAGCCTAGCAACCGAGTGGGCGCGCAAGATCGAACAAGGAATGGACGCCAGTGACTACCGGGACGGGCGAAGCCTCAATTCTATAACGCTTGGAGAATTGATTGATCGCTACGCGAGAGAAATGGGGGCCATCAAGCCTTTTGGCAAGAATAAGGCCGCCGTGCTCGCCTCCCTGAAATCCGACTTGGGCCTGGTCCCGCTAGCGGAGCTTACTGGTGAGCGCCTGAATAAGCATTGCACCCTGCGGCGCGCGGAGGGGGCCGGCGGCGTCACGGTCGGAATAGAACTCACATACTTGGGGTCTGTGCTGAAGGTGGCGAGCGCCATCTGGAAGATGCCAGTAAATCTGCAGGCAGTCATGGACGCGAGGACACACCTGAACTACATCGGCGTCTCGCTGAAATCGCGTGAGCGCAACCGCCGCCCGACCACTGACGAGATCACGCAGATTTGCGCATTCTTCGATGCAAAGGGCGCACGGCAGCGCGTGCCTATGTCCGAGGTGATCAGGTTCGCTGTGGCCACGGCCATGCGCCTGGGCGAGATTATTGGGTTGCAGTGGGCTGATCTGAACGAGCAGGACCGGACTATTACCATCAGGAACCGGAAGCACCCGACCGAGAAGGAAGGGAACGACCAGGAGGTGCCGCTGCTCGGCGCCGCGTTCGACATCGTGCAGCGTCAGCCACGCACCGACGAGCGCATCTTCCCCGTGACCGATGGCACGGTGAGCTCGCTGTTTCCACGAGCATGCCGAGCGCTTGGCATAGAAGATCTGCGCTTCCACGACCTACGCCATGAAGGCGTCTCGCGCTTATTCGAGCAGGGCTACACGATCGAGCAAGTTGCTCTGGTGTCTGGTCACCGCGATTGGAAGATGCTGGCCAGGTACACGCAGATCCGGGCGAAGGATTTGCATCGCGAGGGAAAACTGGCAGCGCCACAAGGAGAAGGAAAATGACCGAAGCCGAAATCACCGCAGCGTACGACAAATTCCGCGCTTGGACGAAGGCGGAGCGCGACCTTACGAGCTTTACGCCGTTGGAGGCATTCCGGGCAGGTGTACACGCTGCGCAGCTTGCCACACCAGTAGCGCCAGATGGCTACAAGCTAGTGCCGATCTTTGCAACACGGGAAATCTGCTGCGCGATTGAGGCGATAGTTGAAAATCAGGCAACTGCCAGTGGCATGTGCTGCGAGATGCACCGGCTTGATGGCGATTACATATGGGATGCAGCAATTACCGCAGCGCCACAAGGAGCAGGACAATGACGGACGACGACATCACGAAGATTGCCGACAAGTGCGGCATGTACGAGTGCCACGATAACGGCCGCATTAACGGAAACACGGTGCTGGATTTCGCTCGCGCCATCATCGCTGCGCAGCTTGCCGCACCAGTAGCGGCGCAGCCCGCGCAGGGCGAACGCCATAAGGTGCCATGCACGAGTCAGGCAGGCGCGATCTGTCCGCAGCCTGCCTACTGTCACGCGGTCGGCTGCAAGGTCGCGCAGGGCGCGCGCCAGCCCGAGTGGTATCCGCTTAGTGGCTGCAATGACCGGGCAGCGTGCCGCGAGGCAGGGTTCTGTATGGATGGGCCGCTCTGTCCGAGTCGCGCATAACGGGCGTTTCGTTAAAACGTAATCAGGGAGCAATGAAAATGATTTGCTATAACACGGAAAACGACCCGGACGAAAGGGGTGTTTATGCCTGCCGCGTCCCGCATGAAATGCCGGGTTTGCATCAAGATAAGTTCCTGATGTGGATGGATGAAAAGTGGTGGCACTTGGGCAGCGATCAGAATTACCGTGGCGAAGTGACCGGCTGGATTGGCCCATTGCAACGCAAAATGAAATAGCCGATAAGAGAGTGAACGTTAACTGATACATCCTTGAAAGGGTACGAAATGGAAGTGACACAGAATACAGCCGAGCAACTTGCGCAGCTTAAAGCCGAGCGCCACAAGTTTATGCGCGAAGCCGAGCGCGTGG